CAAAGGATGAATGGAATGACCGAGATGAAGGCTCGGGCCGGGGAAGGTGTGCCTATGGCCACCCCGTCGGCCCAAACTCCGGGTGCGGAAGTGAAAACCGCTCTGGATGGATTTCTGAACGCCTTCAGGGGCTTTCAGAGTGAAGTGAAACAATCGTTGCAACATCAGGAAGAGCGTTTGACCATGCTGGATCGCAAACAGATGACTTTTGGCCGCCCTGCACTGGCCACCAGTGCCGAGGTGGAAGTGCCCCACAAGAAGGCCTTTGGCGCCTACTTGCGTTCGGGCGATGATGATGGCCTGCGTGGCCTTGTGTTGGAGGGCAAGGCCTTGTCGACCGCAGTGGCCGCCGATGGCGGCTATCTGGTCGATCCGCAGACCGCCGAGACCATTCGTTCGATGCTGGTGTCGACCTCCAGCTTGCGGGCTGCGGCCAATGTGGTGCAGGTGGATGCCACGTCCTTTGACGTGCTGATCGACCGGTCGGATGTCGGTTCGGGCTGGGCGACCGAGGTTGCGCCGCAGGCAGAAACCGCGACCCCGTTGATTGATCGCATTTCGATCAAGCTGCATGAGCTGTCGGCCATGCCGAAGGCCAGCCAGCGGTTGCTGGATGACACAGCCTTTGACGTCGAGGGCTGGCTGGCTGGCAAGATCGCGACGCGCTTTATCCGTGCCGAGGCTGCTGCTTTCATCAATGGTGATGGTGTGGACAAGCCGCGCGGGATTTTGTTGCCGCCGAAGGTGGCCAATGCGTCCTGGACCTGGGGCAATCTGGGCTACATTCCGACGGGCGCTGCAGCGGATTTTGCCACCACCAATGCCAGCGATTGCATCGTCAATCTGGTCTATGCGCTGGGGGCCGATTACCGCGCCAATGGCACCTTCATCATGAATTCGAAAACCGCAGGTGCGGTGCGCAAGATGAAGGATGCCGATGGTCGGTTCATGTGGGGTGACAGCCTGCATGCCGGGGAGCCCGCGCGTCTGATGGGCTATCCGGTGTTGATCTGCGAGGACATGCCGGATGTGGCGGCCAACAGCCACCCCATCGCTTTTGGCGACTTCACCGCTGGCTATACGATTGCCGAGCGTCCCGATCTGCGCATCCTGCGTGATCCCTTCTCGGCCAAGCCAAACGTACTGTTCTACGCCAACAAGCGCGTTGGTGGGGATGTCACCGACTTTGCAGCAATCAAGCTGCTGCGTGTTGCGGTCTCGTAAGCCGGGGCTGCGGGTCCGGCCCCTGTGAGGGGCCGGATCTGTGGGCGCGCGGGTTCGGAATGGGCCTTTGGGGCTGATGGCAAAGGATCTGAAGATGATGCTGACGGAAATGATGACGGTCCCCGTTGCGGCCCTGCCCGTGCAAGGGTTGAAGGACCATTTGCGGCTGGGGTCGGGGTTCACCGAGGATGGGCTGCAGGATGGGTTGATCGAGGCCTATCTGCGCGCCGCGATTGCGGTGGTGGAGGGGCGGATCGGCAAGATGCTGATCGCCCGGCGGTTCAAGTTGGAGCTTGAGGATTGGCGCGGGGCAGGCGAGCAGCCCTTGCCGGTGGCGCCGGTCAGTTCGGTGGTGTCGGTCACGGTTCTGGATGTGCAGGGTGCGGCCATGGTGGTGGAGCCCGCGCGTTATCGGCTGGTGCCGGACATGCATCGGCCAAAGCTGGTGGCGGTGGGGGTTTTGCTGCCTGTCGTGCCGATGGATGGCCGGGCTGAAATGGTGTTTGACGCAGGCTTTGGCGCGACATGGGCCGAGGTGCCGGTGGATCTGGCGCAGGCGGTGATGCTGCTGGCGGCTGAGTATTATGAGACACGCCAGCCCGGAGATGGGGGCACCTCGGGTTTGCCCTTTGCCGTTCAGGCGCTGATTGAGCGCTGGCGCACGGTGCGGGTCTTGGGGGGTAAACCATGAGCGCCCCTCGAAAGACGCCGCGTCTGGATCGCCGGATGGTCTTGGAGGCGCCCGAGCGGGTGGCTGATGGGGCGGGTGGGTTTCAGCTGACCTGGGTGGTGCGGGGCGTTTTGTGGGCCGCGCTGACGCCCGGGGTGGGGCGCGAGGCGGCAGGGGTCGAGGTGCGTGCAGCACAAGTGCCTTACCGCATCACCGTGCGCGGCGCGCCGGTCGGGTCCACGGCGCGGCCTCGGCCTGAGGATCGGCTGCGGGATGGGGCGCGGGTGTTCACGTTGCTGGCCGTGACCGAAGAGGGCCTGCGTGGCCAGTATCTGACCTGTTTTTCCCGTGAGGAGGATCCGGCATGAGCTATGCGGCGGCAGCGGCCTTGCAGGCGACGATTTACGGGGCGTTGAGTGCGGCGCCTGCCCTTTCGGGGGTGAGTATCGTCGATGCCATGCCCCCCGGCACCACGCCCGGCACCTTCATTCTGATCGGCCCCGAAGTGGCGGTAGATCAGTCGGATGGCACGGGGGCGGGGGCGGAGCACCGGTTCACCATCAGCGTCATCAGCGATGCGACGGGGTTCTTGACCGCGAAATCGGTGGCCTCGGCCGCCTCGGCGGCGGTGCTGGCGGGGGGGCTTAGCCTGACGATGGGGCATCTGGTGTCGATCAATTTCCAGCGCGCCGTGGCGCGGCGGCTGGAGGAGGGCTCCACGCGGCGCATCGACATGACGTTTCGGGCGCGGGTGGAGCTTTAGCGAATTTTCACAGCCAAGGGCGCGGCCTTTTGGCGGTTAGGGAGATGAGACATGGCAGTGCAGAACGGCAAGGACCTGTTGATCAAGGTCGATATGGTCGGGGACGGGCAGTTTCAGACGCTGGCGGGATTGCGCGCCCAGAGGTTCAGCCTGAATGCCGATCAGGTGGATGTCACCAGCCTGGAAAGTGCGGGCGGCTGGCGGGAATTGCTGGCGGGGGCTGGGGTAAAATCGGCCTCAATCTCGGGCTCGGGCGTCTTTCGCGATGCGGCGACAGATGGGCGCGCACGGCAGATTTTCTTTGATGCCGAAACCCCGGATTTTCAGGTGGTGGTTCCGGATTTCGGCACCATCGAGGGGCCGTTCCAGATTACCAGCATCGAATATGCCGGCAGCCACAATGGCGAGGCGACCTATGAGATCAGCCTCGCCTCGGCGGGTCAGCTGACCTTTGTGGCGCTGTAAGGGGGCGTGCCAATGACCAACCCCTATGCCGGTGAAGTGGCGATTGTGCTGGATGGGCAGCGCCGTGTCGCCAAGCTTACCCTTGGCACGCTGGCCGAGTTGGAGGCCGCGCTGGAGGCGGGGTCTTTGATGGAGCTTGTGGAGCGGTTCGAGGCGCGGGCCTTCACCACGCGCGATGTGCTGGCGCTGGTTGTGGCGGGGCTACGGGGCGGGGGCTGGCAAGGCACGGCTGCCGATTTGCGGACCGCCGAGATTGGTGGCGGGCCGGTTGCGGCGGCGCGGATGGCGGCGGAGTTGCTGGCTCGCGCGTTCCAGCTGCCGGGCGAGGCATGAGCGGGATTGATTGGCCGGGGTTGATGCGGGCCGGGATGGGCCGCTTGGGCCTGACGCCCGATCAGTTCTGGCGGCTTAGTCCGGTGGAGTTGCGGATCATGTTGGGCGCAGAGGCGGCGGTGCCGCCTTTGACGCGGGCGCGGCTGGAAGAGCTGGCGGCGGCATATCCCGATCAGGGAAAGGGCAAGGATCATGGCAGAGATTGACGAATTGCAAGACCAGATCGCCGCACTTGAAGCCACTCTGGCGGGCAGTGCGGGGATGGTGGCGGCCTTTGATGGCGAGTTGGCGCGGATGCGCGACAGTCTGGTGTTCACCGGGCGTGAGGTGAACACGCTGTCCACGGGGATCGGCGGCGGCTTGCGGCTGCGCGGTGTGGCGCGGACCATGGCCGACACGATCTATGGCGTGGCCATGAAGCCGGTGCAGAACGCGCTGGGTGGCGCGCTGGCGCAGGGGATCAACGGGCTTTTGGGCGGTTTGATGCCCTTTGAAAAGGGTGGGGCCTTTGCCCAAGGCCGGGTGATGCCCTTTGCCAAGGGCGGCGTGGTGGCGCAAGCCACGGCCTTTCCGATGCGGGGCGCCACGGGGTTGATGGGTGAAGCGGGGCCAGAGGCGATCATGCCCTTGGCACGCGGGGCGGATGGCCGGTTGGGTGTGCAGGCGGCGGGATCGGCGCGGCCTGTGACGGTGGTGATGAATATCACGACCCCCGATGTCCAGGGCTTTCAGCGCAGCCAGACCCAGATTGCCGCCCAGGCCCAGCGGATGCTGGCGCGTGGGCAAAGAAACCGCTGAGGGGGCAGGACCATGGCATTTCACGACATCCGCTTTCCGGCGAACCTGTCGTTCGGCGCGCTGGGCGGGCCCGAGCGGCGCACCGAGATTGTGACGCTGGCCAATGGCCATGAGGAGCGCAACACACCCTGGGAACATTCGCGCCGGCGCTATGACGCAGGCATGGGGCTGCGGTCGCTTGATGATCTGGAGGCGCTGATCGCGTTCTTCGAGGCGCGTCGCGGGCCTTTGCACGCCTTTCGCTGGAAGGATTGGGCGGATTGGAAATCTTCGCTCCCTTCGGCGGCGACCGGGCCTGTGGATCAGATCTTGGGCGCTGGCGATGGGGTGCGGACGACGTTCCAGCTGCGCAAGCGGTATCTGTCGGGGTCTCAGGACTATTGGCGCCCGATTGCCAAGCCTGTGGCGGGCACGGTGACGGTGGCGATTGCCGATGA